TTGTATCTACATTACCATTATCTAATAGTTTAATCTTCTTTTTGTATTTCTTTATTCTAATTGTAGCAATACCAAAAGGTAATCGATAAATGAAGTTTTCATTTCTCATTTTATCCATTATCTTCTTATGGTATTCTTTTATAATTTTATTACAAACAGGACGTTCGTATTTATTCTTAGTGGTTTTATTTTTCATATAGTATTTATAAAAATCACTTATAGAATAATCTACTTGTATTTTGTTCTTTGCTCTGTTAGTTTTCATCGGTTACTTGACTTTTTGCGTCATTACCTAAATCTTTTGGTACTTGCATTTGTACTTTTAGATAACGTTCTATTAATATTTCTTTGATACTCTTTTCCATCCATGAAGCAATTGGATATGCACTATCATTTGTGTAACAAGGATTTTCATCACAATCTTTAAATTTAGATGCTTGTACAGGATCTTCAAATACTCCACGAATATTAATATATTTTATCATTGGTAATTCTTCAAGATTTGATTTTAAATAAATACGATTATTCATATAGTAAGCATATATGACATTCTTGTTGAATTTACCGTTTCCTGAGAATATAGCACGTTCATAAGATACAAAGTTATACTGTTTAGAACCTTTATCAATAGGACCAACACGAGTAATTAATACTTTATCGTATAATTCAACTGGCGTTGGTATTGTTTCTTTAGTTCTTAAAACTTTGCATTCGCTTGAAAAATCACAACATTCAGCAGAATCAGCTAATTCCATTTCAACACATCCAAGATCTTGTACAATGCTTGGATTTAAGTTTAAATGTTTATTTGCATCTCTTCTAACTAATGCGTTGCGTTCTACGTTTATATCGTAGGTTACTTGTTCAATGCGTAAATCCTCATCGTCTGATAAATGAGGCTTAACAGACGAGAGGATTGAATACGCTATTTGGTTTAAAGTTGCCATTTAATTATTTAACACTTTTTAATTCTTTGGTATCTTCTTTTGCTTCTTGAAGATGGATTTGTTTTTCGTTCTCTTTAATAATATTTGTCAATTCATGTATTAGTGGATTTGCATATTTGAATGGTATTTCACTAATAATGTTTAACAAAGCTTGTAGCTTTTCTGGGGAAATCTTAACTTCTTTCATTGTTTTTGCTGTTTCTTTTGGTTTCTTTTGTTTTGAATAACTTCTCAATTTGTTTCTTCATTGAACCAAGTTCATGTTCTAATATTTGTATTCTTGAGTTCAATTCACTAAGTTCATCTTCTAATTGCATATTATAGATTATGTTGTAAAAATCCTTCTAAGCCAGTTTCTTTATTCCATATATAAGCTTGTGCACATCTGTAAGCTTCGTAACCCATTTGTTTATGCCAATCATCAGTAGTGCATATAGAAGGTAAAAATCTAACTTTAATACCTCTATACTCGTTTACCATTTCTTTATGTAAATGTCCACAATGTGCTTCTCTATGTTTAGTTTCAGCAAACATTATTGGTTGTTCTGTTGCCATAATCAATGGAAGATCAGTAGCTTTTTCTTTATCACCATGAGTGTACATTAACATGCAATTTCCATATTTATGATATTTTCTTGGTTCTGTTGCATTGTTAACATCTACATACTCATCAGATGAGAAATAAGCTGATATTACTTCACCAGCATAGAACATACGTTCCCAATCGTGATTACCTTGTACAACTATAACTTTAACTGGAGCTATTGATTTTAGCATGCAAATCGCCTTAATTAAAGCATTACAGTAAATACTAAAGGATTCATACCATTTAATTGAATCTGTTTGTGGAGTACCACTTGTTGTTGTGCTTCTCATACCTTCAGAATTCATTCCATCGTTTCCAATAGGTAGTATAAAATAATCAATATTAGATTTATTATACTTTGCTAAAAGACTTGAAATTGAATTAAAGAAGTTATTTTGAAGGTCATTAACATCCCCTTTACCAAAGTGTAAGTCAGGAAGGCTAATTTCAAATGCTACTTTACCTTCTTTATTAGATGGCTTGTACTTAGGTACTTTTAAATCTTCTAAATCAGTGATGATGTTTTTTCTAAATTCTTCTAAATAATTAACAATAATTTCATCATCTTTCTTTTTAGCCCAAGATTCAAGCCATTCACCACTTGCAGATTGCCATTTAGATTTTAATACAAAGTTGTCAGGAATTACTTCATTTGATTCTTTAATGTTTGATTCTTTTCTTACTTGTTTTAAAGCTGTTTCGCATTCTTCTAAAGTTACATCGTAATGTCTTCTTGTTAAGATATCATGAAGACGACCTCGACCTTCTTTAATGTATCCAGGTTTGTCTTCTAAAAAACGAACAATAGCATTAATGTTTTTTTGGCTCATGTTTTTTTGTTTAAATTCAGTACAAAGATACGACAAATATTTGAGATATGCAAATTTATTTTACACTATTTAAATAATAACCTCCTGCAAACCCGATACATATGAATAAAGGAATACCTTTATTTCTCCAATTTTTCTTTCTTTGTAGTTCTTTTTCATAACGAACAGCGAGTTCAGTATAGTTATCCGTAAGATTGTTAATCTTATGATCTGCTGTTTGAACAGTATTGTTCAATTTAGCAACTTCTTTTTCAGATAGTTCTAATGCTTTTTGCAATCCGATGTTTTTTTGAGATTCGGCAAACCATTGATCTAAGAAAAAATTAGCATCGTTTTTATACAATTCTTTCCAAATCATCTTTTCTATTAAAAGCTGTTCCTCAGGTTCTGTAAAAGCTGCGTAATTAACGCCTGATAGTTGAATCCTTAGTGGCGAATTCTTTTGACCAAAACTCGTCGCGCTTAGTATTAGACCACTTATTAACAGAATTAATTTTATTTTTATATCCTTTAACATCTTTTTGGTATTTGCTTATATCTTTTAATTGTTGTTTAGTAATACTATCATTAACTAATTTTATAGAATCAATCTTATATTGTATTACTGCGTTCTCAGAGATTAAAACAGCTAAAGAATCATTCCAATCTTTTCTACTGTTTTCTATTTGATCTACAAGTTTCTTTATCTTTTTAGACTTGTAATTATCACTTATAGTGGGTATAACGAATATTGATAAAACAATACCCGCTATACCACCAATAAGTATATTCTTAACGTCTTTAGTCATAATTACGCAAGTAAAGACCATTTCAAAGTTACAGTACCATTAGCTTTTAAATCATCTTCACCAGATGCAGCCCAACCGTCAGCTACGTTTAAATACACTGTATGTGCATCAGCAGTAGCAATTGATTTAACAGTTGTGATTAAAGCAACAGTAGCAGTACCACTACAATCAGCAGCTGTTTGACCAGTGATGATATTTTCAAATGCAGCTGTACCACCAAGAACTGCAACAGCTCCTGTAGCAACAGTTGTACCAACACCAAGATCTGGGGTGTCAGCAGTTACATTACCATCGTCTTCGGTTAAAGCTACTGACATATAAGCAGAGCTAATTACGATTGGTCCAGCAGGTAAAGTATAAATTAGTTTACCAAGACCTAAGTTTGCACCACCAGGAATGTCTGCAAAGGTAACATCTGCTAAACTTAATATAGTTGTAAAGTCTTTACCATCACCATAAGTTGTAGCTGTAACATTAGTACCAGCAGTACCAACAGCTACTTTAACAGATTCAACTGTCAAGTTTTGGTCTGAAGTTTCAAGTTCATTGATAACATCAACAAGTTCGTTGAATTTATCAGCATATACAGGAGATTTTAATGCGCCTCTGCTTGGTTTATCTCTCCTGTTAATTTTTTTAGCCGTATTTGCCATTGTTTTAGAATTTAAGTGTTATAAAAATTTATTTCTTTAAGCCATTCTTTTACATCAAAAGAAGGGCATAGTTTAACCCATTCGTTAGAAGTTATTTTACCATCTTTATTTTTATCAGGTGATAAATCTCTATGTCCAACAATAGGTATATTTCCAAGCATTGCTTCGTTTGTTAATTCTTTTAACAACTTTATCATTGCTTCTTTTTGTTCATCTGTTCTGTCATCACCTTTTAATCCACCTATATATGATATGTGAACTGAATCGTGATTATATCCTTTTACACCATTTGTTGTTTTTGACAAATTCTGTAAAAGGTGTCGTTCTCCATTGACACCAATAATGTAACTATATCCTGGATTAGACCATCCAAGTACATTTCGCCAGTAGTTCTTAATTTGTTCTACCGTCGCTGTTTGCGAAGTTCCAGTACAATGAATTACGATTCTATTAATTGTTCTCCCGAAGTTTTTAGGCATATTTAAAAGTTGTTTTATTAATTCTTTTACCAGACAAGTATCTTTGAAGAGTTGAATTATTAATGTTAAATATATTACAAGCTTCTGTTATAGAATCATATAATTTTCCAGTTGATGTATCTATAACTTTACGTTTAATTTTTTCAACACCTTTTAATGCTCCCCACTTAGGAACAGTAATTTTCTTATTTTTATTTGTATTACTAATCTTTAATTTTGTTTCATCGCTTACAATATGATTTAATTTTGATTGAGATATTTTTGACTTCCAATCATCAGTAAAGTTTGGTATATACCCATCTACACCTTCACCTCCATTTGTAAAATTACAAAGTATTCCTGTTTTATCATCAATTCTACCAAAATAATTAATCCAAAAAATTTCATGCTTTACTGCTTCTTCTTTAGTTAAGTTTTCAGAAACAACATCAACATCAAAACCATACTTTTTTACAATAATTTTCCACAAACGAGATCTATTATTTTTGTCATATGGTCTTTTAGGTGTACCTATACCAACATAAAATATATGACCGTTAGTCTTTTTTCTATGAAAATATACAACTTTATTATTTAAATCTTTTTTCATAAGTTCATTTTTTCAGGATCACTTTCATCTTCGTTATTTGTAACTTTATATGTATGCTCTACATGTTCATTTATTGTAGTTGTCTTATTTGATTTACCATCCAAATAAGCATTTACTCCCATGTAAAGACCCCATAGTATAATTAAAGTTTCAGCCCAATCTTGTAGTACTTTAAAAGCATCATCAAATGATAGTTTAAAATCTCCTAAAAATATTAATAAAGCATATCCTATTGTAATTAATAATGTACCACTCCATGTAATAAAGTATTTTCTACTATCTTGAATTCTTAGTAATTCACGGTCAGTACCTGCTACAATACGATCTATAATATTTTTGAAGAATTGCCACATTATTTATGAGTTTTAAAGTTATCTATCAAGTGATCCATTTGAGTTTCTATACGAACTAATTTTTCAATTACAAGTGTATTTAACGCTCTTTGTTCTTTCATTTCTACTTCTATAAGTTTTATTTTCTCGTCCATTTCTTTAAATTTTAAATCACTCTTGACTGTTAAGTTGTTCAAGTCATTTACGTTTTTAAAATAAATGGCAATCAGTCCGCCGCAAAAACCAACGATTTGTAATATTAGTTTCCAGTCAACAGATACAATTTGTAATAATGTTTCATTATTATACATACGTTTATATAGTTTTATTCTTCAGGAGGGGTTGTATAACCCTCTAAAGACAAGTTATTAATTTCTTTTATTTGACAATTTTCCATCCCGTTTAAAATAATGCTATCTACAAAGATATTAATTTCTTCAGAAATTACAGCATCTTTAACACTACTAATGTCAAACCAATAAACATTATTATCGCTATATTTACTTCTAACTTTACATATAGTTAAATGTGGCTCTAAATTTAATATTTGATTTAATTCTAATATTAAATTATTAAGTAATTCTTCATTATGTGATTCAATAATTTTCATTAAAATAAATTATAAACACTATCTTGATTGTTTCTAATTGTATCTATACTACCTGACGCTTGAGTTGAATCAAACCAAATAAATTCAACAAACCATCCGTTAAATGGATTTGAACCTCCAGTAGCAGAACCTCCCATTAAAAATACTTGTTCATTATTAGTAGCAGCTGTAGCAGCTGTACCAGTATATGTTCCATTATCTATGTTATAACCTAAGTTAGTACCATTCCAATAGTCTACACAATGTTCATTTGTAGCTGAAGATCCTATAGTATTACTAACTTGAATGTTATTCCAATAAGTTCTTTTCTGAGTACTATATCTATTAGATCTTGCATGTGTTGTTACTGGTGATCCTGGAGCAGCTAATACAGCCCACATAGAGGAGAACACGGTTCCTACTGGATGATAACATGAATAAATGGTTGCTTGGTTATTACAGAAATCATCTGTGGTAGCATCATGATATAAAGTATCATTTGATCCATCAAACTTAATTGCTGCAGATACTATACTAAAAGGCTGTGCTGTATATCTAAATTCAGGTTGTTCTATTAAAGTAGCATTTGATATATGATAATCATTTCCAGATTGATCATACCAAGTATCTACATAAGCAACTGATACTCCAGCAGCATCTCTCCAAGAAGTAATTGCTGTAAAATCTACAAAACTACCATGAGATGCTGTAAAGTCTTGAGTAGCGTTATCTGAACTTCTTCTAAGTTTGATTATGTTACCGCTATAAGTTGATGATATTTTTCTTAATGAAAATGCCAATAAAGGCGTATCAGCTGAATACGTAACAATATCAAACGGTCCTCCGCCAAATCTATATGAATTAATAAAACTCATTATGGTACTCTATTTCCAATTAAATAAACTTTAAGACCAGCTCCAGCAACTGATGAACCTACAGTATCAATATCAATAGTTATTTCAGAATCATCTGATAAAGCTGTATCTGATATTACAGCTGGTGTAGCTGCAGTTGTTGAAGTTTTTTCACTTATATCAATAGTTAATTTAGTACTTAGAATTGAAACACCTCCTTCGTTTATATCCACAGTTAACACAGCTCCTGTTGGTGCAGTTGTTACACAGGCTTTAACAGAACGTAAACTAAATTTATACGGCATTCTAAATGTTACTTTAGCGGTACCAGTAGTTAATGCTGTTGTTTCATCAGAACATGCAATAATAATTGCTTCTTCAGGATATGCAAAACTTAATCCTCCAGTACCATTAGTTGAAATTAATTGACCAGAAACTCCATCTGCATTAGGTAATTTAAACGATACAGAAGCTGATAATGCTGTTGAAGCACTTAAACCAATATAACTTGTACCATTAGTTGAAGCTTCATAAAAACGAAGTTCTGAAACAGTTGAAGATGTTGCACCATTAACACGAATACCTTGTGAAGCAGTCATATTAATACGTCCAGTATTCATAACTTGCAGAATTGATGAATCTGTACTATCATCTGCTGTCATATAAACACCTGTTTTGTTAACAATCAATTCACCATAATCTGGAACTGACGTTAAATATATATGGACTTCACCATCAGCACCAGTGAAGTGAAAATCAAAGTTATCTAATTGATGTGTTCTATTTGCTCCTAACGTTAAATTAGATGTGAACAAATTAGTTACTGTTGGAGTTCCCCAAGATAATACACCAGAGCCATTTGTTGATAATATTTGTCCTGAAGTACCATCAGCTGCTGGAAATGCATATGGTGTAAATTCTACAGTACCAGTAGCATTTTGAGCTTGTAATAAAGAATATTGAACTATAGAGTTTGTTGCTCCATCTGGAGTTGTTAAAACTAAAGAACCACCAGCACCAGTAGTTAAAGATATACTTGTTCCAGAGATGACTGTGCTTGCAGCACCATTTAATTGTAGAGTACCGGCTGCTGTTAAAGAAGCATTAGCTGTTGAACTCAGTGTTAAAGCACCAGCGTTACTAACACTAAATGATGTTGGTGTTACAACTGCAAATGCAGAAAAACTTGTCCAAAATATAGCATTGCCGCCACCACTGACAGTTCTTAATGCATCATCGATAGTACCATTTTGAGTATAAATATTAGGAACACTTGCTGACACTAAAGCTGCGGAAACAGTATTACCTGTTACAGTAAAGTTAACACCAGTACCATCTTGAAAAGTTATAGTTTCTCCGTTGTTAATAACTGAGGTAGTTGTACCATCTGTTATGCTGAAGTTTGTAGAAGTTGATGGAAATGTTATATTGTCTTCAATCCAATCTAAAAGATCTTGAAAATTAATCTTTCTTGGTAATGAATCAATACCTCCTTTATGTCTTTTCCTGTTTGGACTTTTAGGAAAGAACATCATTTCAGATGTAGCATCTATATACGGATAGTGTTCTATCGCTGGAAAATATGTATTATTCATTACTTAACTAATTGTTTTACTGTTACAATCATTTTACAAATATCTGCTTCTTCTAAACAACTACATCCATTATAATAAAGTTCTATTTCTTCTAAATACCAAGATGCAATCATTAGTTTTTTTTCATCTTCTTTACATGCAGTAGCTCCATAAATATATTTTTTACGAAGCTTTGCACCAAATTTCGCATAATAATAACTTAGATAAGCTATCCAATTTTTTAAATTATTTTGAGAAATTGCCATTAATCTCTTGTATATGCTATTGTTAATAATGCTTTACCACCAGCAGTAGCTTTTGATGTAGTAAATTTAACTTGATCACCATCTGTAAATGAACCACCGTTTGTAATTGTTACACTGTCAAGTGTATTTAAAGCAGAAGATGCAGCTAGTGTTAAAGTTGCAGGAGTTGTTGAACCAGAATTTACATATATATCTATATCAGCATCATCAGTACCGGCAATTGCTTTTGTAACAACAGAAGATACTGATGTTATAACACCATCAAATGTTGGAAAAAATGAGTATTCACATTGTTCACCAGATTCAAATGATACAGGAATAACTAATATTTCCTTCTTTATATTTGCTTCAAGTTTACCTAAAGTAACAGCACCGTCGTTTATCTTTGCTGTAGTTACTGCATTATTAGCTATTGTTGCAGCACCATTGGCAGCTAATGTTAAATCACCAGAAACAGCTACTGAATTTAAATCAGTACCATCACCAACTAAAATTCTACCAGATGTTTTTGCATCAAGTAATGTTGGAGCATCTGATGTTCCACCTTTGATAATTGAACCTCTTGTTATGTTAGCTAATTTATCTAATGTAACAGCATCGTTTTGTATTTTTGCAGTTGTTACTGCATCTGTTTCAATAAAAGAAGCTGTAACAAACGGTATTGTTTCAAAATCTGGAAGTATTGTTACTATCCACGATGTACCATTATAATAAGCTGTTATTTCACAGTTAATGTTTTCAAGATCTTCTGGCATAGTAGCACCAAAGATTGTTACTGTATTACCATCAAAATTCAAATTAGCTTCATATCTAAGTTTGATGACTGTTGCGTAAGATGGAGTTTTACTTCCTTCAATTGTATAATTTGATGTTAATGTTACAGCACCTGATGTATATACTCTATAAGTATCTACAAAGCTATCAATATCAATTGTAACTGTTCCACCACCAGATGTGAGTTGTATTGCTTCGACTAATTGACTTTTCATTTGATTAATTGATTAAGATTACTTCTGCTATTGATTCGTACATATCTAAGTTTGCAGTTGTTGATGTTGGTACTGAGAATACAACATTTAAATCATTTGATAAAAGAGTAGATACAGTTACGAACTTTTCTTCAATAAATGTTCCAACAACCATTGTGTTAAATATAACTTCTAATTTACAAACACAAAATACTAAAGTTGCACTTTTACGAACAATATCGATAGTATATCTGATTTTTTCAATTCCAGATGGAATTTGAAAAGTAGCTACTGTAGAACTATTCAATTTAAATCTAAAATCAATAACATCAGAACTTCCAGATGGTTTAGCAAAACCACGAACTTTAATTGTATCTCCTTCGTTTAAAATAGTTCCAGAAGGTATTACAGTTGTATATATATCTCCAGGAGTTGAAGCTGCTAATATAGTTGTAAAATAAGTACTGTTACCAATGAATGCTTCTTCAACGTAAGCTAATGAAGGTATTACTCCAGCATTAACAGTTGTTGCATCACTTAAAGTAAGTACCAATTCGTTACTTCCATTAATTGTTGCAGAACTAACAGATGCTCCAGCAGTTCCATCAGAGCCGTCATTACCATAAGGTAATGTTACTTCAGCATCACATAAACATGGATTTTGACAAGATGTACACATATTTATTTTTTAATTTTTAATGACAACCACATTCATTGTAGTCGCAATAGTTTTGTAATAATGTTATATATTGTGAAGCAGTTTCTTCTTCACCAGTTCTTGCAGCTCTACGTAAAACTTGTTCCCAAGCTTTGACTTTGTTAACTGTATCGAAAAGATTATCGTTATTTGGATCATTTCTTAGTCTATTGACTAATTTTGAAATGCAACATTTTATATTTGGATAAAAAATCTTAACTACACAAACTGTATATATTTCATCAGCATCTACAGTCAATGTATATAATACTTTATATCTACCATCTTTAATGGTGATATCTGTTGATGTCAAAGCATCAAACTCGAATGTTCCAGCAACTGGATCTGCTATTTGAGCTAATACGTCAATAACAGTTTCTTCATCATCTGGATCTGTAATCGTTAAAGTTGCTGCTGTTAATTCAGAAGCATTTAAAGTTGCTGCATTTTCCCAACCTGTTGTATTATCACCAGCGTCATAAACGTCAGTAATATCTGATACAACTAATTGATATTCATCATCAACTGATTCTAAACAAACTGATATTAAAGGTATAAAAGCCATGTTGTTGATTTTAAAAAATAAAAGAAAATATAAATTGGGGGAACTTAATCCCCCAATTTAAATAATTTAAGCTATCCAGGTATAAGTAACACCTGTAATAGTGTTGATTATATCTTGAATATTAGCAGCAGCAGTTCCAGTTTCAGACCAGCTACCACCTGCAGAACCATCACCTAAGAAAATTCGAGCCATTTTCTTTGACACAGGATTTGTACCAATTGTCATTTGGTGAGTATCTTCCCAGTGAATAGTAACACAACCATAGTAAGTTGCACCAGTCAAATCTGTATCTACTGTACGAGTGTACAAGTGATCTCTACGGTAAATATTACCAGCAGTACCTTCGTAGAACAATTCTTCTTTAGCAACTTGTTTATAGTTACCATGACCTTCTTCGGCAGCAGTTGTTGCTGTGAAAGTAGTTGTACCAAAACCATCAAGATTTGTAGTAAAACGAACTTTATAAGGTTTGTCTGGACTGTTAACCAACCATTCACGCTCAATACCAGTGAGTTTAATACCAGAAGCTGTAGTTGCAACAGAAGCTGCAGTATAAGAAACAACAGCAACGTTAGTAGCAGTTGCACCTTGATATGGCATATGAACTCGATAAGTATCTGAATTTATAATTTCTATAATTTCATATGCTGCTCCACTGATTACAAGAACTTCACCTACAGCGGCAGTTGCGCCACCCCAAGTTGTAGAATATTCTGAAATAACAGCCGAACCATTAACTACGTTAACAGTATCTGAATCTCCTGTTGCGTGAGTTCCTTCAGTTGCAGAAGCAACATCAAGTACACACTCTGCTTTAACGTCTTTTTCGTAAGCTTTTCTACGATTAGCATTAAAGTTTTCAGCTACATTTTTAGCAACTTCCCACTGAGTGGCAGTAGCATCTGAAATGTAAGAACCATAATACATTGGTTTTTTAGCGTTACCCAAACGATCAATTTCTTCCAAGTACAAACGAAGGAAGTAAAGATTGTTATTAATTACTTCAATAGAACCAGTAGTTCCATTAAACCCTACATGAGAAACTTGTTCTACTGGGCTAACGTGCTCTTTAAAAGAGATTGAGGTAATATTTTGAGGATCAATTAAATCGCTAATACGAGGAGTTTTTGTATTATCTCTTCCTTGTACAATACGGAATTTTTGATTAAGTGCATCATTAGATGTGGTAATAACTGTACCATATTGATCTACAAGTGCTACTTCTCCAGTTAATATATCTTCAGACGATGTGGCTGAAGTATAAGCTAAGTTATCGCCTACGGCAAAATAACGAACATTTTTTACTGAATACATTGTTTTTTGTTTTAAAATTAAACATATTTGTTAATTACTCGTTAGTTAAGTTTTGTTGTTTGTTACTTTGCCAACGAGGTTCTTGTGAAGTTTCAAGTGCTATTTCAACAGCTAAATTCACAATCTCCCTGTGAAACATAGGGTGTAAAACACAATTCACATTATTATTTGGATTCGTTTCATCTACAATAATATCAGATAATCTTTTAATATATCTTACATGATATTCTGTAATTGTATAAGTTCCATCTGTAATTAGTTCATGACGTTCAAGACCTTCGCCTTCATTTGCGTTTACGTCACGATTGACATCTAAACGCCATACTAATTTGTCACTTGGTTTTTTAAAAGGGTTGTCAATTTCAATTTCATATTCATCATGTGTAACAGGTATTACTTTTTTTCTTGAATTACAAGTATCATTTGTAATAACCCACTCTGTAGTTGATAACCAAAAATCTTCAGGTAAATTATAAAATACTGAATTTGGACTAATCTTACCTTCTTGGTTTGTTGATATTGTTGTTTTTAAAACACCAGCCTGATCTGTTGATAAACTCAATAAACCAGATAATTCTTTTCTTCTCTTTTCAGTTTCTTCAAATCCTTCTTTATATTTATTCCCGCGCGGATGAATGTGAGTTTTAACAATACGTTCCTGAGCTTCTGAAAGAAAATAACTTATTTCATCATCTTCATAACCAGGAGCAGCTAAGTTACTTATTTTATCGTAGAGTTTTAAAAACTCACTTTTCATCTGCGTTGAGGTCATTCTTTATTACTTTTTAGTATCTTCAATTTGTTTTTTAATCTTGAAATACTTTTCTTGATTTTTACCATTAGGATCAAGTATTTCTACAAGTTCATCAAGTGTATAGTTATCATCTGGTTCACCAACGAAGGCGTATTTATTTTTACCAATTTTAACGATAACTCCAGCATCATTAGCATCTTGAATAAATGATTTAATTCCAAAAGTTGGATCTGAAACGATCTTAACAAACTCGTTTGGATTCTCATCTATAATCTTTTTAACTTCTGAGGTTAAAAACTCGATACTTGGGTTTGCAGGAATTTTCAAATTAGTTGAAAATTTAGCATTGTACATTTTCAATACGCCACCTAACTTACTTACAGAATTTTTGATTGAACCAAATTCAATCCATACATTTTCCATAAATGCTGCTTCTTTAGCAGTCTTCTGTACTTGATGATCCATATCAACCATCATGAATTTATAAGTACCTTTTTTCATCCTATCTTCATAAGTTGGTGCTACCAACTCTTTATTTGCTAAAAGGATTTTATAAGTAATAAAATCATGCGGATCACTGAGATCTAAAATTTTTCCACTTTTATCTAATGTTATGTGATATTTTTTCAAATACCCACCTTTCTTGTGAACAGATAAATCACCTTTTTGAAAAGATAAATCTGGATTTGTTTCAAGCCAATCTCTTTCTTCATTTGTAAAAGGATCAACTAATCTTTGAGTTTGTGCGTTATATGGCACAGCGATTCTCATTTTTGTTCCAGTAAACATGAATGCTCCATCATGATTTTCTGGTAAAAACCCACCTTTTCTGTGAATAGGAAGTACTTGTACTTTCTTATTCAAAAGTGGCATTCTACTTGTTGTTTGTGTTAACGTTTTTTCCATTTTGCTTTTTGTTTTGTTCCACTTAATTCTTTACCCCGTAGTTTGAATTTCTTCAGTGACTACGGGGATCAGAATTTAATTTTAATATACTACACCAACCTCAGAAAGAATTGATGGAATCATACCCAAAGTTCTTGTTGGGTCTGTAACCATTGCACCGAATGCACAAGCTCTGTGGATAGAATATCCATCAACAGAATGTGCCATGATGCTATTGTAACTTTCTTTACCGAGTTTAAAAGGATGGCGAAGACCAGGGATATAACCCATAATGTTTTCTTGTCCTTTAACGTAGCATTTTTGAATATTAGCTTGTCCGTTTGAAGTACCAACGTCAAGAATATCATAACGTCTTGATTCAGCAAGTCCACCATCTGGATGGTAAACTTTATTACGAACAGTGTTATCGTTCATTGGTTCATGAGACAAAGTCATCTCAATACCGTTTGGACCCATATATTCAAGGAATTGACCTTTGAATTTCATTGAGTTGCCAGCACCAGCTACAACGCGAGTGTTGTCAAACAATGGGGTATAAAGACTTGCATAATCTTCTAATGATTTAGAAAATTGATACATTCCCCACTCACCTGTTCTCCAGATGAATTTACGATTGTCTTTGCTTAAACGATTAATAGATGTATCTAAGAGAATTTCAGTTGCCCACTCAATGTCGAATTCATTGTAATAAGCTACGTTTGAAGTTTCCATTTGTTGACGGATACCAGCTCCCTGACGGATGTAATTTCCAGAAAGACCTTTCTGTGAATAAGTACCATCTTCTCTACGGTTAGATGTTGCAAACATCAATGCCAAAGACTTAGACTCTTTAAATTGAGTTTCAAACTCCCAGTCTGCATATTGCATCCAAGTAGTTTTAGTCGATTTAACATTGTTTTCATCAACAACAATCCATGAGAAAGCAACTGGTTTGTCAATCATGTTACCTGGACGAGTATCTTCCATACGAATGAATGTGAAGGTATTTCTCATCGCGAACGGAGAGGTATAGTTCACAGTACCACCTTTAACAGACAAGGTAGTTTCAACAGGGTTCCATTCTTTAGAGAAGCGTTTGTTTTGAATCAACTCTTCATAAGGAATGAACAGGAAGGGGTCACCAGTGAACAAGTCACATTCGTAATGTACTTCATCGCCAACAAAAGTTGGACCACTCAATACACGAATTGGATAACGTTCGTTTTTCTCTCCAACAATCAAATCGGTTTCAGAAAACAAAGCTTCTGGGAAAACCAATGTAAATGTTGCTCCATTTTTACCAGCTTCAGAAGTTGCAGAAACGGCAGTACCGTTAATTTCTGCTCTCTTTAGTGGTAGATTTCTACGACTTTGACCTTGTAGCATCCAGCGGAAATCTTCGTCTGAATTAAAGGTTTTTGTACCAAATTGACCGAGGAATGAATCTAAGTCCATACCGTAATTTGTTTGGTGAATTAAAGTAATCAAGTCAGATGCCATTTGAACGTCCAACTGATAAATACTCGCCAAATGTGTTTCAGTAGTTAGACCAGACCAGTCTGTCGGTGCGTACTCTTGAAAAGGTGAAATAAGCATTTTTTATAATTTTTAAGGTTTGTTAATGCCTTTTTGTTTCAACAAGGCATGTAATGAACTGACTAATCCCTCAGTCTGGGTTTTTTCTTCTTTGATTGAAAAAGGTTTTCCTGAATTAAAATTACCAGAAGATGATAATTGTTTTTCAAAATCTTTAGCTGCTTTAGTAACTCCAACATTGATTAGCGCATCCCACTTACCGTCGAACACTCCAAGAGCATTCAAGTAGTGAAGTTTAATTTCAAAATCATATGGATTTTCTAATCTCTTTTTAGCTACTGCATTCAAAGGATTACCATATTCATCTTGAGCTACTGGAGTAGTTAATGATTGATAAATTGAATTTTTAATATTTTCAGCTAAAGGTTTACCTGGAATAATTTCCTTAATTTCAAACACTTTATTTTTTAAATCTTCTAATTGCTTTTGAACATTTTTTTGATGCTGTACTTTTTCTTGTTCAGCACGTTCAATAGCTAATTCTTTTTCTTTTTCGATGCGACCTTTCATTTTATCATAATAAGACAATGCTTTATCAGATAATTTTTCAGTTTGTTCGTAATATTTAATTGCATCACTAATGTCTTCGTCTGATTCTCCAATTGATTTTAAATATTTTTCAATTATATTTCTCTGGATATTTTCATCAGATTCAACGTCTTTTTCTGAATATGAAAAATCTTTTTCGTTTTTTATAATAGTTTTTGCGTCATCAAGAGAAACTCCTCTTTCTAACATTTCAATAAAATCTTGGACTTCTTTAGGTTTTGAATTTAAATGTTCTTTAACTTCATTTTGAATTCTTTTAGAGAAACTCTGTACAAGTCCGTCAAGGCTACCATCGTAACCTTCAATATCTTCAGATGAAAGTACTCCCTCTTCGACCAAAAGATTAGCAAAAGGAACATAGATGGAAGAATCCTTAGATTCATTATCTATGATTGAATTAGGAGCACCTTCATCTATAATTTCTATAAGTTCAGGTGCATCAGGTGCATCAGCAACCTTATCAACAATCTCGATTGTCTCAGGTTGATCGCTTAGATTTATTTGTTGTGATAAAAAATCTAATCCGAATTTTTGTTTATTATCTTCCATATTGTTGCAAAATTAATCATTTTTATAAAATATATCCAAATATTATCTAATAAATGTTATTAGATTGTAGTGATTCTTATAGCTTATTTGGATGTTGGTTTTGGCTTGTTCCTTGCCGCAATTTTTTTAACTTCTACTTCTTTATTTTTAATTTCTCTTTGTAAATCTAATTCTTTATTTTTAAGTTCCTTGTTATCCGATAATTCTTTTTCTTTAAGTTTTTTCTTATCTTCGAGTTCTTTAGTTTTTAGTTTAGTACTTTCTTCGAGTTCTTTAATAGCTAATTCGTAATCTTGACTTGAAGTATCTGTATCACTCTCCATTGTTTTTTGTAACATTAGAGTTTTACGATCTTCTTCTCCTTGAATTCTAATCTGCATAATCTTAGCAGCTTGTTCATCTTCTCTATTTTCAATCTGCATCTGCATTAATCTTTCTTGAGTTTCAGCTTGTACTTGTTGCATTTGCTGTTGATTTTCAAGTTCTTTCTGTTGCTGTTCTTGAAGCATTTGTTGTCTTCTTTCTTCAGCATTTTGAATATACTTAGATATCTCTGTCATGTTATTAGACTGATATATCTTAATTAAATCAGTAAATGTTAATTTATCATTCTGTAAACCAGCTTGAGCTAACTGCTTCAATGCTTGTTCAAATTCCATGTCTTTACTTGAATTATTTGCAAATAGATTATAATCAGAAGAATTTAAAATTTCTCCATTCATTTTAATCATTGATGTACTCATATCATCAAGAACATACTGAATTGTTTTATCAGTTTCAGTTCTATAACAAAATTTAGCAGTATCAAGTAAAGCACTTAGTACTCTAAGTTTAACGCCTTCGTGAGTTGAAAACCAGGGTTCTGTAATATGTGCACTTTGAGTTACTGCACGTTCAACATTACCAACTAATTCTCGTGATTCAATTTGACCTTGACGTTGTTCAGACACACCAGATATAATTCCTATTTGATGTTCTAAGTACCTTAACATCTCAAGATTAGACTGTATATAACTTGCAATACTCTGGTCTGATAATATTTTACCACCTACAGTATTCATGCTACCAGCCATAGTACCTTGAGCAGCACCTTTTTTACCTTCATTAAAAGGATCAAGAAGCATATAACCCATTACTTCTGCATAATAGAGGAAATCCTCTAAGGACATATTTTCTGGTATTGCTGCCTGGTTAATTTCCATAATTGGACCTTTATATTTAGCAAATGCAAGTTCAGTTCTGTACATAAATATATTATACAAATACTGATATGGTTTCATTTGATCATATAAAGATCTTGCTCGTGAAGCATTAATATTATATGCAGTTCCAATATATCCTGATCTACATTTAGATATATTGTTCATTGATCTGAACTGTACTTCTTTAGGTTGTATTTTTACATAAATATCTTCACCAATACGTGTACCTTCCCAATATTCATTGACCCAAAGCCATTTAACAGTTTCACCAAATTGTTCATTTGGTTTATAATTTTCATCAACTAACTTTTCTTCAACTTCTCCAAATTCATTAAAATAAGAAAGTTTACCTATCTTCCTTCTTGATTTCCAAGTAACACGAACAACTCTAATATTACCAACCTCATCTCTAAAACCACCAAAAGGTGCAAGACCAGCACCTTCAGTTTTAACATCGATAAATTCATTTGAAAAAATATCAGACCTCATCATAGGGAAACTATGATTGTAATTTATGTCATTCTTCTTAGAAGCTCCTGAACGTTTGTCATCTCCTTCTAAGTAATCTATATCAGCTGGTTTTAAAAAATCATAAAACTCATCAATAACTTCTCCTACAGGATAGAATCCATCCTCAATAATAATATCAGCTTCATCTAAATCAGCATTGTGTCCTGTACCATATGTAAACAAATTCAAAGGATTACATTTAACTACAATAGGTTCACCAGCAACAATACCCACACGATATATTTCTTCAGCTACTATTAGAGCATCTTGAAAACCAGAATTAAATTTACGTTTTAAATCAAGCTTTTTATAAAAATAATTTAAAATATCAGTAGCCATTTTCTCTGACATTTCTTGTGAAGAATATTTATAATACTCTTGTATCTTGGCTAATTCTTCTTTTAGTTTTTCTTCAGGTAGATTTTCATCCTGAAGTGCTTGACCCATTACTTGTAAAACAGCATTCTTATATTCTTCTCTCTTTTTAGTAACTAAATTTGGATTAGTCGATCTAACTTTAAAATCAAATCTACGTTTAGCTTCTTCTCCAACTAACAATTTAATCTTTGGATTTGCAAGTGGATAATTTTGCATTGTAGCTGGAAAAGAAGATAACTTCAATCCCAAAGGACTACAAACGCTTTCAACGTCTTTTATGTCAATAATATCATTAGCTAAATCATAATTTTTCTTCTTATTATAATAATCTTGTCTAATTCTATAGTCAGACCATAAAGCTAATTTTTCAGCTCCGTCTATACATTCCTTTCCCCACTTTTCAGATTTTGCTGAAGTAGATATTTTTTGTTTTGGAAATTCCGCCTCGTGTGTTAGCATACTGTATATTTATAAATAATTTGCAAATATAAACTAATTATAATTAAGTTCAAGTAAAAAGCAATTTCATTATCGCCTTTCTTTTAATTTTGAAAAATGGTTATTCCACCTTTCAATATTATCTTCTACATTTTGTTCTATTTTAGCTTCAATTTTAAATTTATCTTGAGCTAATATCATTAGCATACCAAGTGCAGAAACTCTATCGAAGTTACCATCAGGATTCCACCTAATCAATTCTTCAACAAGCATTGGTGATTTTATAGACTGTACATTTAAAATATTTTCATCAGTTAATGATTTACTTATTAACCATTCTTTAATTAAATCTCTACCCCACCTGTTAACAACTTCGGATGCAGGTGTACCATATCCTTTGTTTCCATAACTACTTGTTTTAACCATGTCTTGATCCCTGAGAATCTTAGGTGTAGCTGCTAACAAATAAGTAGAATTCATATTAACAAAATGTTGATATAATCCTTTCTTAGCATTTTCATAGTTACAAGTAGCATTATAATAAATCAAAAGTCTCCTTAAATTCTCATAATACTCTTTTGCAGTTTTATGCCTTGCTGTATATTCAGCTACAATTCTACCAGTTAATCTATTCATAATAAAAGTAGACTGTAAAGAACCTTGTAAATCATCATCATCTACAGGGTCTGTTCCTGCAATGTATATACCAGAAGGTATATTATTAGATGAGTTTCTTATAGGATGTTCAAATATTTCAACACACCCTTGTAGAAACTCAGTAGCTTCAAATGGATACTCCCTAATCGGTTGGTCATTAGTATTCTTCCATGTAATATTTTTATCTTTATCAAAGACACAAAAACCAGTCCAAATACTATCTAAAATATCTTCCTTAGAATGCATCTGGTCTTTACGTATTTTCAAATCAGCCATCTGATCTTTGAAGAAGTTACCTTCAACAGTTAAGAAAATCTCAGAAGGAACTAATGGTCTGTTAATTACTCTATTAGCATACAGCGTTTTATCATCTTGAACCTCCTGTCTGTAATGTTCAAAAAACCTATAAGCTTTATCATAATTAGTAATCAAATTATCACCTTCCTTGAACTGAGTTAAAGCCATTGTTGCAGGTACAAAATAACCAATAGGTCGTTTTCTTCCTTCCCAAATATCGTCAAAACCTAAACAATTGTATTTATGCGGATTGAAGAATATATCATAAGTATAAATAGATGCTGCGCCATTAACTAAACCACCAGTACCAAACATATGTATAACACCAAACTGTACAGCATCAGTAGATACAACGTCTTTTAAAGCACCAAGAGTCTCTTTAATATTGTTCATAAAACCAACCTCTTCTAAATATACTTTAGAACAACGAGTACCTGCTGCAGCTAACGGATCATCTTTAAACGTTCTGTGATGTATCATAGAACCAGAACTTTGAGATATTAAAGTTTTACCAGATGCAAAACTACCAGTTGTTACTGTACTAATTGGTGATGGATAAAATTCATCATTATATGTTATACTACCAGGAATATATTTAAATACCTGTTTTACCTTCCTTAAAAGATCTGAAGAATAAAACGAATCAATAGCACCAACTAATATTTCAGTCTTTAATGGTTCTCCTTTTTTCTTTTGTTCAATATAATAATCATAATCTGAACAACCATCAGTTAAGAATTCATGTACAATATCACTTGCAGCAGTCCAGGATTTACCTGAGTCACGGGATTCTAAGTCAATGATATTTTTTTTATCATTATTATACAAAGGTTTACCTAAATTTTTACCATGATTTTTTCTAAGATACTCTCTTGCTGGAACATAAATCCTTGTAGATATTTCTTCTTCAGTTATAAAACCAAGTTCTAAAGCCATGTCCTTTTCAGGTCCATATCGTCTATCACAAGTATAAACTTCATCAAGTTCAAATCCAGAGAATCCAGCAGCTTCTTGTTTAACAAAAGCTTTATCCCATTCAAGATCTCTAAGATAAGGTCTTCCTACAACCTTTGATTTATTTCTCTTAGAGTCTGATATACTTATAAAACAAAAATTCACATAAAAATAAAGATTACCAGGCATCCATTTTCCAGATACCCAGTAACCTTCCATCATTCGTCTTTTCTGTTCTCTCCACCAGTTCATCCTTTCATAATGTTGTGAAATAGGATTGAACGTTGGCAGTTCAGCAATTATAAATTCCTTATTATTAATGTCTTGCATAATATTCTCGTATAGTACTATCCTCATATATCAATTCAATCCAGAACGTATTTAATGTATCAGGAACTAAGCCTTCCTCATCAAATGTAGTTGGATGAACTAATGCAAAATCAGCACCTGGATATGAACTTGGATAACCATGTGAATTGTAAAAATCAATAACTACCTCACATAAATCTCTATAAGGTGGTTCAAGTCCATAACCAGTCAGCAAAGTTGCTAAATCAGAAGCATCTGTAATTTGATTACCATTAAAATCATAAATAAGTGGTGATTGATTTCCATAATGAGTATTGAAATTCAACATAGTTGTTGCATTAGAAAAATACTCATCAGATACAATATTAACTGGTCCATCATAAACAGTTTTCCTGTACATCCTATAATTTAAATCTTCAGGTGCATGAACACATAACGAAGTACTCATCTGAACAGATCTATCTTCGATTTCTGTTTTTTCACAACTTACAAAAAATACAATTGCAATAATAGCTGCAACTGCATATAAATTATTACTTATATTTTTCATTGTTTTTATTTTTTATATTTCTCCAGCATCTGTTGCTGAAAGTATTTTAGTACCTTTTCCTCTTTTAATATCGCTTTCAGTATCAAATTCTTTTTTGATTTTCATATAATCTGTATAATAACCTGCTGTGTTTTTTAACAAAGTATCAAGTTCTTTTATGACAGAGATATCTTTTGTATCAAAAGCATCCTTATAATACAACTTCAATTCACGATCTCTTAAAGCCATGATCTCTTGCCAAACAACTAATGATTTTTCAGCTTGTGTTAAAGTACAATCTTTAAAAAATTCAATTACTTCAGTATATTTATTCCAATCAAAATTAGGTTGCTTCAGAAAATCTTTAGCAAGTAACGCTCTCTTTTCGTCTTCTTGAATATTTCTAAAATTGTTATCTTGTGAAGGATCAACAAGATAAGTAATAGCCCACATAACTCGTGAAGTTGCTTCCTTATCTCTTGTGTGATCATTAGTATATAATTCCTTAAATGCACCCAACATTTTTAACTGTGGGTGCATTTTCCAGAAATTCTGCGTACTATCAAACGTTTTTATTATCGACATCTGTTTTAGATTTTCTTTTAAATTTTTCTTTACTTAAATTATTAATACATTCATATTCAAGGTGTATATCTAATACATCAAGTGGTACTGATTCACCACAACCTGGGCATATTACATCATGTGTCATTATTCAAAAGTTTTACCAGCAACGTCCTTACCTCTCTGAATGTTTGCTAAATCATTTTCATTAAGTTTGTTAAACACTATTGCTTCTGTTGTTAACATCAAACCTGCAATAGATACTGCATTTTCGATAGCTATACGTGTAACTTTAGCAGGGTCAACAATACCATATTTAATCATATCATCAACAACTTGTCTATTTCTAAAGTCATAACCTTTATTATTCTCAAAATCATAATCTACTAAACCTTCAATAAAACTATAATCTACTCCACAGTTGTCAGCAATCTGTTTAAACGGTACTTTAATAGCTTCAAGTACAATGTTATAACCTTTCTCTTGGTGTGAGTTTTTAAACTCTGGTTTACTGTTTTCTAAAAACTTAGCAACTGCTAAATAAGAAAAACCACCACCAGGAACAACACCTTCTTCAAGAGCAGCACGTACAGCACATATAGCATCGTCGTACCTATCTTTCTTCTCCTTTACTTCAAGTTCAGTAAAACCTCCAACATTCAATGTAGCGACATTCTCCTTTAAAGTAGCGATACGTTTATCAAACTTAGCTTGAATCAATTTATGTTTGTCATTCAAATCTTTATGAGATTCAATCTCAGCAATTCGCTTATTAAGATCTTCCTCTGAAATAACTGGATCAATAAACGTCGTATTACTTCTTGTAACAACAACCTGTCCACATGAACCTAAGAATAGTTTAGCTTTATCAGCAGCTCTATGAAAAGGATAACCATAAGCATCACCTACGATTGTAGTTTTAGTAATACATGCAATGTCCTCTAAAAGCTCTTTTCGTTGATTAGCAATACCAGGTGGGAATACTGCACATACCTTCAAATTATTCTCCTTATAATTAGCTATTAAAGCAGCTTTAGCATGACCAGTAATTTCATCAGCTATAATCAGTAAAGGTCTTTTTTGTTCAACAGCTACTTTAGCAAAAGGCATCAATGGTTCAAAATGCGTCAACTTCTCATTAGTAATAAACACCAAAGGATTAATTAAAATACTTTCTTGCTTTTCTAAATCAGTTGCAAAGATTTGATCAATATAACCACAGTCATATTTCATACCTTTGCTAAAATCATAACTTGTTACATTTTCATCATTATTCTTATTTACTTGAATAATACCATTTTTACCAATTCTCTCAAATATATCAGCAACTCTTGAAGCTATTTCAACATCATTATTTGCTGATATCATAGCTACATGTTCCAGTTCTTGTCTTGTTGAAATACTCTCTGCTTTATTTTTTATCATTCTAACAACATCATACAGAGCAAGATTCATTCCAGTCTTTAATTCAATACTATTAGTATTAACTAACTGCTTTAAACCTTCATCAAAAATAGCCTGTGCTAATACTGTTGCAGTAGTAGTTCCATCACCAGCTTCATCAGCTGTCTTTTTAGCTATATCTTTCAACATAGAACAAGCTATATTTTCTATACGATCTTCTAATGTAATCTCAGAAGCAACTGTTACACCATCCTTTGTAATGTGTGGCGTAATGAAGTTCTTATCAATAATTACATTTCTTCCTTGAGGACCAAGCGTTACCTTAACTGCATTAGCTAACGTATCAACGCCTGTCTTCAATTTAAGTCTTGCTTCACTTCCAAAAATAGTTCCTTTAATCATTTTGCTCTTAGTTTAAAATTAACATAACTGTTGGTTCACGTAGAAGAAGGACAGTGATCTCACCAATCGGTAAGGCTGTAAACTGTCCAGACATCATAGCCTGAGCATAAACTAAAACTTTATCTCCTTCCTTAATATTCTTACAGTTAGGACCAACCATCAAAACTTCAACACCATCTTTTGTAATATCAAAGTCCAATACCTTTTCTCCTTCAGATGATCCAATCAACTGAGGTGGTAGATCCTCTTCTTCACTTTTACTTTTAAAATAAATCATAAGTGAGTCGCCAGTCAAGGCTTTTACTTTCGAGGTAGCTATTTCTTTAGCTTCTTCAACCGAAAGCAAATTATTTATCTTCTTTTCCATGTTCAATAATTGTTTTTATTTGTTCTACTATTTCCTTATGTTCTCCTGACATTTCTTTCTTTACAAAAGAAACACCTTTTGTTTTACCATTATAAATCGGTTCACCTTTAACCCCAGTAAGTATAGTTCCATCATTTGTCATCAAAGGTGTTAAAAAACAAGATATATGAAAGAACTTACCTTTCTTCATATGTTTTAAATACTGGTCCATCACTTTCATTCTAATCTTGTAATCCTCTTTACTTTCATCCTCAAATCTTTGAGGTTTGTTACTTTTCCTAATACGATGAACTTTGTCACCATTAGGAATTTCTACAAATTCATCATCCTTAAATACACTTTCCATTATGATAAAATTTCATTAATACGATCTTCAACCTTTTTACTATAAACTAAATCAGCTTCAAATCCACTCTTTAAACCAATTGATATAATTTTCTTTTTAATCTTATCAGAAACAAATACAATCATCCAAGCAACATCAGTCTCATCAAATGTAATATCTACTTCCTCTCTAAGTTGTTCTTCTAATTCAGCAATTCTATCACCATAATTCCTCAAACCTAAATCTTTACATCTTTCAATTTCCTCAGTAACTTCTTCATCATCTTTAATCCTGTAAACTTTCGCTCTCATCTTTTTGTTTTTTTAATTGTTTGTAATAAATCATTTTTTCAATCTTAATCTTAGAACAATATATCTTACCAAAATTAGGTATCATAATGTTCTTAAAACTATCTGGATTATCTTTTTCACCAGATTCAATTACTTCCTTAATTTGCCTATAATACAAAGTTAACATCTCTTCAATATCTTTCTTTGGTATATTATACCTAAGAGACATATCTTTAATTATAGCATTAGTTCTTAAAAAGCTAACACTAACTGTCATGTTTGAAAAATTTTAATACCATTTCACTCTTATCATCAAATAGAACATCATAAGCCTTATGTAAATTGTCATTAACAATAACACCTTTCTTCTTCAAATTACTAATTAAATTATTAAAGTTAGCTTCTGATATATTCATCTTCTCTCTTATTTCAACCTTCGTATCATAATCAAAAAGTATTCTCTTCCTTAACTCAGAATCAATATTAGAATACAGCTCATTATAATACATAATGTAAGCTAATAATTCTTGTTCCCTTGTAGTCAATGGATTGAAAATATTCGTAATCTTCAAATACATCAAATACACATCTGTTTGACTTTGACCAATAGGAATATTTAACTTAATTTGTTTCATAACGTTCATTTATTTCTTTAGAACTAAAGCCCATCTTTTTTAACTCTTTAGTTCCTCTTGGTGTTAAAGCTAATAGTTTCCTATACCCTTTATGTAAACCAACTTCTTCCATTTCAGCAGCATCTTTAAACATACCTGTAACATAAATATGTTTAATATACCTACTTGTCTTCCAAACAACATATATCCTATAGTCTGGATTCAACTCTTGAGTCTTTTGTTTTTCTTCCATAATCAACTCAAGTTCCTTCAAATACTCATCTATCATATTCATCGTATTCTCCTCCCTAATATGTCATAGTTTAACATTTTATTTTGTTTAAATAGTTTGTATTCCTCAACTGTCATACCTAACAAATTCTCACCACACAGTATCAATTCAAAACAACCAGTAGACCAACCAAAACCATCTACCTCAAATATATACTGTCCTGCTGGTAAAACAACAGTAACATCCCATTCAGTAACTGATGGATCAAAATTAATAATACTCGTCTCAACATCAGACATCCAATAACAATTAGTACCAAATATCATATCTTGACAACTTGTATAAATAAAGAACTGTATCCCCTCATTATATCCATTAGCAGTATAAATAGCCCCATCAAGATTGTAATCAGATTCTAAACTAACACAAAGAAACGTATCCTCTGTAAGATCAAAGCTATACCACTGATTATAATTATGATATGAACATGTAAAGTTATTAGGTAATGTCTCATCTTGTATATCCTGTGTACAATCAAAGTTACATCCATTAACAACAACAGGTAACGTTAACTGCTCAGGTGTTTCACAATTGTCATTAAGACACTGTGCTAAAGGAGATGTTACAATAAAAAGTCCTATAAAGAAATTACTTATTTTACTTTTCGAGTTCAGCATTTCTTTTTCTTCTTAGTTAACAAATTATGAAAAAACATAAACGGAGAAGGAAGAAACACATAACTTTGATTAATTGCTCTCTTCTCTGGTGTATTTATTTCAGCTAGTATTTCAGTAACTTCTTTACCAACTGTACCTTCAATAACAGAATATTCCTTAACTCCTTTTTCAGTTTGCACTGATTCCTTTGAACCAGTTTGATTTACAATAATTTTTCTATTTGCCATATAACAACCTTCTTTATAATTTCTCACAAAGATACATATAATTTTTGACATACACAAATTTTATTGAAAAAATAATCTAACAAAAATTATTAGAAAAAAAATTTAAAAAATATTTGCATATGTCAAAAAGTTTTTGTATATTTGTAAAAAAAAAACGATTATATGATTGGTATATACACAATTACGAACAAACTAAATAATAAATGTTATTTAGGTAGTTCAACTAATATTCAAAGAAGGTGGCAACAACATCGTACTGAATTAAAACATAATAAACACAATAATAAAAAGTTACAGAATGCTTATAATAAATACGGTAAGCATAATTTTATTTACAAAGTAATAGAAGAATGTTCTAAAGAAAACCTAATCCAAAGAGAACAATATTATCTTGATAATATTGATTCTAAAAATTTATATAATTTATTAAAAATAGCTGGAAAAGGTGGTTCTGAAATACAACGTGTAGAAACTTTTGTTTTAGATTTACATGGTAATATTGTTTGGAAATTTGAGTCATCTTATGCTGCGATTAATCATTTACAAATAACAAGATTAGATTATAGGAGATTAAATACTCCAAGTATATTTAGATTTAATAATCAAAGATACAGAATGGTAACTAGGTCATTTTATGAAAATAACTTTTTAATTATAAAATCTTGGAAAAATTACACATCAAATTTTGAAATAAAAAAAACAAATATAAAATTATATGAAGTGTATAAACAAGGTGTTTTAAAATATACATTTAAAACAAGAAAAGAATGTGGCTTATTTTTAAAAGTCAGCGTAGAAAGAATAAGACAATTATTGAATTCTAATGGATATCATAAACGTACTGGTTATAAAATAGTTGAAAAAAACATTGTACAATAAAAATAAAAATTTTTCAAGTTTGTATAAAAATGTCAAAAATTTTTTGTACCTTTGCGGTGTTGTAAAGCAAACAAAGCTACAACAAAGAAGTTGAAGCCACTAAATCACATAAGGAAGGGTGTATTATTAACAAGGGAAACCATTTAAACCAAAAACATGGCAAAGCTATTTATTTACGGACTCGAATTTGATACTAAACTATTAGAGTCACAGGGTATAGAAGTACAACGAGTAATCGATGATTTATTTGATCTTGAAGATCTCTGTACTAAAGCATCAAGTAATTTACACAACAATTATAAGTTTAGCATCCCAATTACATTTACTGATTCTATTAACGGGTATTGTTACAATTTTGAAAATAATAAATACATAGATTATACTCTTACAACTAAATCACCATTTTCTATTGTTACAAGTACTAATAATGAAATTTTATTACTAGATACAAATTTAAGTATAGATAAACAAAATGATTTGATAAAAACATTATTAGAAAAAAATAACATAGAATATAGACTATTAACAGGTAACCCAAAAGTTGGAGATGTTTTTGAAATTAATATTTCAAAACTAAGTGAAGTACAAACAAAACAATTAAAACGAATATTAAAAATTAAAATTATGGAAACAATTTACGGGGTTGAATACAACCCAAAACTATTAGCAAAGTATGACATTACTCACGAAACAATGTTAAACGATCTTGAACCATACAAAGGTAAACTATTAGCTCTTGGTTCTAAAAACGAATCTGCTAAAATTACAACTGAAGGTGGAACCTATGTAATTGAAAAAGGCGTTTTGATCTCTATTGAAAAGTAAGTAACATGTCAATCCCCCTTCTCATTTGAACAGGGCGCTTAGGATTGACCTCTTATTAAATAGCTCATATTAATTTATGGGCTATTTTTTTTAAAATTTTTTTTTAAATTTTTTTTTTCATTTTAAAAATATGAGGGGTTGATCCTCCCCAATTAACATCCCCTCCTTGAGTTTGCTGGCGCAATCGCCCGGTCGGTCGGTCGACGGCTGTCAGCAAACACTAAAAAACAAATAAATTCAATAACATGGAAAATGTATTTTCTACTATGGCAGCGCTAAAAAACGCAGCACCTGAGGTACAAGTTGGTATAATTCAATCTAAAGTAGTTACGAAAGAAACTACATTGAAGATAGAGTCGTTCAGACTTGTCGAAAGAAAATCTGACAATCAACAATTTGCAATTGTACAGCTGTCAGGTAATCATACCTGTTTAGCCACTCCAGAAATGGAAAGCAAAGGTCAAGCCGTTACGGTAAAGCCAGGCGTTTATAAAGAGCGCCCAGTTAACGTAGTTGTGTCAGTTGAAAAATTAGCTGAAAAACCAGCTAAAGCGCCAAAAGT